TTTGGAGTTCCGATAGTGGGTCAGCGGGGACCGAGGCCTTTGCCGTCGAATGTGCATGCGCTGAGAGGAAACGCGTCCAAGAAGCCGGTTGCGCAATTCCTCGATGGCGTGCATCCAGAGGTCGAGATCCCGTCGTGTCCGACCCACCTCACGCCAGAGGCCAGGCTGGAATGGAAACGCGTTGCGTCCGAGCTCGAAGCGTTGGGACTCATTTCGCAGATCGACCGTGCTGCACTTGCCGCGTACTGCTCAGCTTGGGCAGAGGTGGTTACCTGCGAGCGCAAGATCAAGGCATTGAACGCCGAGGACGCCGCCGGGTCGGCGGGGCTTGTTTCCGTCACGCCGAGCGGTTACGAGCAGATGAGCGTCTGGGTGCAGATTCGCAATCGGGCCTACGATCGCATGATGAAATTCGCTGCTGAATTCGGAATGAGCCCGTCGTCCAGGTCTCGTGTCACCGCCAGCGAGAACAGTGGACAACTGGGCTTGCCAGGCGTCGAGGAAAAACCGGATGTTCCCCGTACCGGATGGGGCGCCCTGTGAGCGATCGCGTTTCAGGCTACTACCTAGACGCCGCGATAGGCTATTGCGCCGCCGTCCTAGCCGGACAAATCCACGCGTGCAAGTGGACGAAAGCCGCCTGCCGCCGCCAACTCGACGACCTGCATGCGGCAGAGCATGACCCGACATTCCCGTTTGAATGGCGCCCGGACAAAGCCGAGCACGTCTGCCGATTCCTCGAGCTGATGCCGCACATCAAGGGAGAGTGGGCCGGTCGTCCGATCGCCCTCGAAGCCTGGCAGATTTTCATCCTGACCGCCGTCTTCGGCTGGTACCGAAAGACGGGCCGTCGCCGGTTCCGCACCGTCTATATCGAAGTCCCGCGCAAAAACGCCAAGAGCACGTTGTCGTCCGGTGTCGCCCTCTACATGCTCACCGCCGACGCCGAGCCGGGCGCCGAAATCTACAGCGCCGCCACCACGCGCGACCAGGCCCGCATCGTCTTCGACGACGCGCGCAAGATGGCCGCCATGGAACCCGGATTCAGGCAACGCTACGGCGTGCAGGTGCTGGCCCACAGCATCTACGAAGTCATCAACGGCGGCAAATTCGCCCCGTTGTCCGCCGAAGGCTCGACCCTGGACGGCCTGAACATCCATTTCGCGGTCGTCGACGAGCTGCACGCTCACAAAACGCGGGCTGTGTATGACGTCCTCGAAACCGCCACCGGCGCCCGCGCGCAGAGCCTCATCTGGAACATCACCACCGCCGGCAGCGACCGCGCCGGCATCTGCTACGAACAGCGCACCTACGTCACCGCCCTACTCAACACCGTTTTGCATCGCCATGACGGCCTGGGCTACCCGATCAAAGGCAGCCGCAGCGAAGACGACACATACTTCGGAATCATCTACACCATCGACGACACCGACGATTGGGCAGACGAATCGTGCTGGGCAAAAGCCAATCCCAACTACGGCGTTTCCATCTACCCAGACGACATCCGACGCCTCGCCGATAAAGCCATCAAGACGGCCAGCGCCCGTCCGAACTTCCTCACCAAGCGCCTCAACGTATGGGTCAACTCAGCCACTGCCTGGATGGACATGCGCCGGTGGGACGAGTGCGCCGATCCCGATCTGTCCCCCGATCAGTTCATCGACTGCAAATGCGTCATCGCCCTTGACCTGGCCAGCAAGAAAGACATCGCCGCCAAAGTGCTGATCTTCGAGCGTAACGAAAACGGAATCGACCACTACTACGCCTTTGCCAGTCACTACCTGCCCGAAGACGCCGCGCAAGAAGAGGCCAACAGCCAATATGCCGGCTGGGCTGAAGACGGCTGGCTGATCACCACGCCCGGAAACGTCACCGACTTCGACACCATTGAGCAAGACCTGGCAGCCGATCTCTGCACCTACCAAGTCGCCGAAATCCCCTTCGACCCCTGGCAAGCGACCCAGCTTGCCAACAACATGGCCAAGGAAAACGCCCCTATGGTCGAATTCCGGCAAACGGTCCAAAACATGAGCGAGCCCATGAAGCAACTGGAGGCCCTCGTCCTCTCGAAGCGCTTCCATCACAACGGCGACCCCGTGCTTACCTGGATGATTTCCAACGTCGTCGCCCACCTTGACGCGAAAGACAACATTTACCCGCGAAAGGAATCCGAAGAGAAGAAGATCGACGGCGCCGTCGCCATCATCATGGGCCTGGGTCGTCTCGTCATTCAATCGATAGCCGCCGAAGACATCATCGGCGCCGACTACGAACTTATGCTGGTATGAGCCTCACCACATTCAACGCCGCGCTGCTCGTCGGCTGGCTGCTCATCCTCGTCGGTGGCGTCACCTACAACCTCAGCGCCGGCCTCATCCTCGCCGGCCTCATCCTCATCATCATGGTCATCGTCGTCAGTCGAATCGGCGGCCTGTACGCCAAGCAGCATCGGGAAATCGACTGATGTTCCTGACCAGGATCGGCACGATCAGCGCCGCCTCGGAGGATCGCTCCCCGACCGACGACTTCTGGTTTCAGCCGGTGAGCGGACGCTCCATGAGTGGCGCCATCGTGACCGCCGACAGCGCCATGCGCCTCTCCGCCGTCTGGCGCGCGATCTTCCTCATCTCGGGCCACATCGCCATGCTGCCGCTCGAACTGCGCAAAGCCGGCACCAGAAAGCGCGTCGCCGAGCACCCCGTCTACGCCCTGTTCCGCCGCCCGAATCCATGGCAAAACGGCTTTGAATGGCGGCAGATGCTCACTGGCCACCTCCTCCTGCGCGGCAACGCCTACAGCGAAATCACCGAAGACGCCCGCGGCGCCATCACCGCCCTCACGCCGCGTCACCCCGACAAGGTAAGCATCGAAATGCTGCCCTCGGGCAGCTACCGCTACCGCGTCACCGACCCCGACGGTCGCAGCCGATTTCTCGCCCGTAGCCAAATGTGGCACCTGCGCGGACTCTCCAGCAACGGCATCACCGGCATGTCCGTAATCGAAAGCGCCCGCGAATCCATGGGGCTCGGCATCGCCGCCCAGAGCTACGGCGCGCGCTACTTCAACAACGACGCCAAGCCCACCGGTGGGTGGATCGAATTTCCGGGACGGTTCGCCGACAAAGCCGCCCGCACCCTGTTCCGCGATTCCGTACAGGCCGCCCAAGGCGACGCCAATCGCGGCAAAATGATGGTCCTCGACAACGGCATGAAGTATCACGAAGTCGGCATCAGCAACAAAGACGGGCAATTCCTCGAGTCGCGACAGTTCCAGATCAGCGAAATAGCCCGATGGTTTGGCATCCCGCCGCACAAGCTCGCCGACCTCAGCCGCGCCACCTTCTCCAACATCGAACAGCAGAGCCTCGAATACATCAACGATGGTCTGCTGTACTGGTCCGAAGTCTGGAAGCACGCGATCGAATCCGATATCCTCTTCGACGACGAAAGACTGGAAGCCGAGTTCTCATTCTCCAAGCTCCTGCGTGGAGATTCCACCGCCCGCTACGGCAACTACGCCAGAGGCATCACCGCCGGCTGGCTCACCCGCAACGAGGCCCGCGAAGACGACGGCCGCGAACCCATCCCCGGTCTCGACGAACCCCTTCGGCCGCTCAACATGGTCGAAGAATCCGCCGCAGAAGACGAAGAAGACGACGCCGAGGACGCCAAATCGCCGGCGCCGGAATCCGACGAACCGAAAGCCCCGGAAAAAGCAGACGACCCCGCAGAATCGGCTAGCCGATTTGCCACGCTCCTGCACAACAACGCCGCTCGCCTGGCTCGGCGCATGATCAAATCCGGCGAGCCAGCCAGCGTCGACCTGATCGCCGAAACCCTTGCCGTATCGCGAGCAACCGCCTACACGTGGATCGCCAGCAGCGCCGCTGTCATCGAGTCGACGAGCGTCGCCGACCTCACCGCCGAACTCATCACCCTTGCGAGCCAGCCATGAATCGCCATCTCCTCATCAGCGAGTTCCTCGCCACGCCCTGGGCGCTCATGCCGGAGCGACTGCAAGCCGCCGCCGGCGTCCTGCACCGCTGGGCCTGCGGACAAACGGCCGATCCCGTAACCCTCGCCGCAATCGCCGACGACCGCCAGGCACGCGACACCCGCCGCGACGCCGCCGCCCAAAATGCCGCCGGCGGCATAGCCGTTCTCCCGCTCTACGGCATCCTCGCTCAGCGCGCCAACATGGTCGACGACATCAGCGGCCCCGGAGGGACCAGCACCCAGCTATTTGCCCAAGCCCTGCGCCAAGCCTGTGCCGACGACACCGTCGGCGCCATCCTGATCGACATCGACAGCCCTGGCGGGAGCGTCTACGGCGTCTCCGAGCTCGCCGACGAAATTCTGCAGGCGCGGGCCAAGAAACCGGTCTGTGCCATCGCCAACAGTCTTGCCGCCTCCGCCGCGTACTGGGTCGGATGCGCCGCCGGCGAGCTTTACGTCACCCCGAGCGGCGAGGTCGGCAGCATCGGCGTCTGGCAGGCCCACACCGACTACAGCAAAATGCTCGACGAAGAAGGCGTTTGCATGACGCTGATCGCCGCCGGAAAGTACAAAGTAGAAGGCAACCCCTACCAGCCGCTCGACGACGAAGCGCGCGCCTTCATGCAATCGCGCGTCGACGACTACTACGCCGCGTTCACCAAAAGCGTCGCCAAGTCCCGCGGCGTACCGATCGCTCAGGTACGAACCGGAATGGGCGAAGGCCGCGTTCTCGGCGCCGAAGCCGCACGCGCCGAAAACATGGTCGACGGCATTCTTACCTTTGACGCCCTCGTCGCCCGGCTGCAAAAGCAACTCAAGTCCGGGCGCCAGGAAAGCGCCAAGACATCCCGTCGCGCCGCCGCCGAGCGCGACCTGCAGCTTTTGGGCTAGCACCAGCCCGGCACCGATCCGACGATCGACGCAACGGCCCGACGGCCGGCAGTGCAGCGAACAACCGCCTACGGGCGGTTTTTTCATGCCCCCACTTTTGGAGCAACACCTATGATCAAGCAACTCCGCGAGCTAAAAGCCCGCAAAGCGGGTCTGATCGACCAGGCCAGCGCCATCAATGCCGCCGCCGCCGCCGCCAATCGCGACCTCGACGACACCGAACTGTCCCGCTTCGACGCCCTGAAGGCGCAGATCGAAGGCCTCAACCGCCAGATTGAGGCCGCCCAGTTCCTCATCGAACAGCAAGCCGCCCTCGGCGTTGAAGTTCCAGACGGCGTCATCCGCGTCAGCGAAAACCTCGAAAACGATCCCCGCCGCGGCTTCAATCATTTCGGCGAATTCGCCCTTGCCGTCAGGCAGGCCAGCCAGCGCAACGGAATCGTCGACCAGCGCCTGCAGATCGGCGCTGCCGCACCGACCACCTTCGGTTCCGAAGGCATCGGGGGCGACGGCGGATTCTCCATCCCTCCCGGTTACAGCGCCGAAATCTGGACCCACGCGCTCGAGCAGGAAAGTCTCGTCCCCTACACCGACAATACCGACGTTTCCGGCAACGGAATGGTTTTTCCGGCGGACGAAACAACGCCCTGGGGAACGGACGGCATTCGTGCCTACTGGCAAGGCGAAGCGCTTGCCGGGACGGCGACCAAGCCAAAGCTCCGTGCAGAGACCATGCGTTTGCACAAGCTGATGGCGCTGGTTCCGATTACCGACGAGCTGCTGGCCGACAGCGTCGCGATTGGCAGTTACCTGACCAACAAGCTCCCGATCTCCATTCGCTGGAAAACCGATGAGGCCATTCTGTTCGGCACCGGCGTCGGGCAACCCCAAGGCGCCCTTGTCGGCAATGCCGCGATCGTCGTCGCCAAGGAAAGCGGCCAAGCCACGCAGACGCTGCAGGCGCTCAACCTCGCCAACATGATGGCGCGCCTGCCGGCCGGCTCATTCGGGAAATCCATTTGGCTGATCAACAACAACGTTCTGCCCGCGCTCTTCACCCTCACGCTCGGCAACTACCCGATCTATCTGCCGGCTGTCGGAGCGGGAGCGATGCAAGGCAACCCCTACGGAATGCTGCTGGGTCGCCCGATCATCGTCAGCCAGCACGCCAAGAGCTTCTCGGCTCAGGGCGACGTCTGCCTGCTCGACCTCTCGTACTACCGGACGATCACCAAGGCCGAAGGGATCAAAACCGACATGAGTCTGCACCTCTACTTCGACGCCGACGCCGCGGCCTTCCGAGCGACCTACCGCATCGATGGCCAGCCCGCGATCGTCAACCCGATTGCGCCGCAAAACGGGAGCACCAACCTGTCCCCCTTCGTCCAGCTCGGCGCCCGCTGATCGCCCGCTGATCGCCCGTAGTCCACCTGTTCCCGGCCAGCGCCGGGAAATATTCATCAGGAGCTCCACATGCACAAGAACATTAAGCTGTCCGAGGGCCTCGCGGTCCTCGCATCCATCGACCCGGCCAGCATCTCCCCCGGATCGGTCCCCAGTTCGTGGGTCCCGGCGACGAACTTCTTCTCCTTTCTTCTGGTCGTCCAGACCGGCGTCCTCGGCACCGCGGCGACGGTCGACGCCAAGATCCAGCAGGCAACCGACGTTTCCGGAACCGGCGCCAAAGACCTGTCCCCCGGCAAGTCGATCACCCAAATCGTCAAAGCCACGGGCGACAACAAACAAGCGCTGCTCGACTTTCGCGCGCAAGACCTCGACGCCGCGAACGGCTTCAACTACGTGCGCGTCTCGCTGACCGTCGCGGCCGCCGCCAGCATCGTTGGTGCCGTGCTTTATGGCGGCAATCCGCGCTTCCTGCCGCCCCGTGATCCGACCGCCAGCCCGGCGATCAACCTCGGCGCCTCGACGGTCCTTTCGATCTCCTGATCGTCACCGCCCGCAACCTGACGGCCCGCAAGGGCCGTCTTCCGGAACCATTCACCCATGTTTTTGGCCAGCATTTCCCCGCCCGCCACCGAGCCGATCACGCTTGCCGAAGCCAAGGCCCACCTGCGCGTCGACCTCACCGACGACGACGCACTGATCACCGCGCTCATCGTCGCCGCGCGCCAGTACGCCGAGTCGGAAACCGGGCGCTCGCTGATCACGCAGTCCTGGCGCCTCGTTCTCGACGGGTTTCCGGGTAGCTGCGGACCAGCAGGAACGGCCGGGCCGATCACGTCGCTGTTGCCGGGCAATGCCATCCTCCTCGACCAGCCACCCGTCCAGACCATCACCAGCATCCAATACCTGGACACCGGCGGCACCTGGCAAACGCTTCCCGAAAGCGAATGGGTCGCCGAACTGCAAAGCGCCCCAGCTCGTATCACGCCCGCATTCGGCAAGACCTGGCCCACCGCCTTGCCGCAGATCGGCTCCGTCAAAGTTGAATTCGTCGCCGGCTACGGCGAGGCCTCCGCCGTTCCGCAAGGCATCAAAATCTGGATGCTCTTGCGCCTCGGCGCGCTTTACGAAAACCGCGAAGAAGTCTCCGCCATGCGCCAAGGCAAGCTCGAACCACTGCCCTACGTCGACCGGCTGCTCGACGCCTATCGCGTAATCTGGCTCTGATGGCTATCCGTATCGGCACCCTCCGGCATCGCCTGGCAATCCAGCAGCGATCGACTGCGCAGGACTCCATGGGCGGCCAGGTCACCATCTGGAGCACGCTCGCTTTCGTCTGGGGCAGCATCCAGCCGCTGAGCGGGCACAAGCTGATGACGGCGCAAGCCGTTCATTCCGAAGTCACGCACGAGGTTGTCGTCCGCTGGAGGCCTGATTTGGCCAATCCGCAAACCGTCGCCGCCATGCGCATCATGCACGCCGGTCGCCCCTTCAACATTCGAGCATCGATGAACGAGGATGAAAGCAATCGCGTGCTCATTCTGCTCACCGCCGAGGGCATGAACGATGGCTGACAGCGTCCACATTGCAGGCCTGGACACCTTCGCGCAAGCCCTCAAGCTGCTGCCCGCCAACATCAGCCGCCGGGTTCTGCGCGGCGCCGTCGCCGCGGCTGGAAAAGTCATCCGCGACGAAGCAAAGGCGCGCGCCCCCGTGCATAGCGGGCCGGTGGCAAAAAACCATCCGCCGCCCGGAACCCTCAAGCGCGCAATCGCGCTCGGCCGCTCAAACCGGTTGAGCAAACCGGGAAAAGAGGTCTACCACGTCTTCGTGCGCAACTCGGCCATCGCCGGCAGCAAAGGAAAGAAGATCATCGCCGGCGGAAAATTCGACGCCTACTACTGGCGCTACATCGAATTCGGCACCAGCAAAATGGCCGCGCGCCCCTTCCTGCGCCCCGCGTTCGAAGCCAAAAAAGACGCGGCCATCAAAGCCCTCTCACAGTACATCGCCGAGCGCTTCCCGCAAGAAGCGGAAAAACTCGGCTGGAAGTGGATACGGAAATGACGACAAATTTCCCCGACGCCATCGATGGCTATACCGACCCGGTCGGCCCGCAGACGCTGGCCACCAACCACCACAAGCAGCGGCACATCGACCTGCAGGACGCCATGGTCGCGGTGCAGACGGCTGTCGGCGTGAGCGGCAGTGACGACCCAAACAGCATCCAGTATCGGGTCACGCAGGCGTCGGCCGCGGCGGGCGGTGCTGCGTCTGCGCTCACCGCGCACGAGGCGGCGGCAGACCCGCACCCGAGCTACACGACGCAGGCAGAGGTCGACGTTAGAGTCGCCACGCTGGCGCCAGCGGAGACCGCCCCAACCCTGGGCGCGGTGATTTCTGGCGCCACGCCGAAAGCGGCCCCGGCAGACGCGGATAGCGTCGGATTGTCTGATTCAGCCGCCGGCGGCCTGTTGAAAAAGTTGACGTGGGGCAACGTCAAATTGTCGATCGCGACGTATCTCGATGGGTTCTACGCCAGGCTGGCCGGAGTCGCAGGCGGGCAGACCATCAACGGCGGGACCGGCGCCGGCGAAGCCCTCACGTTCAACAGCACGTCACACGCGACGAAGGGTCCGGTGGTCATCGCCGGGCTCGGCTATTTTTCACAGGTTCTCCAGCGCCTGGGGATCGGCGTAGCTAGCCCGACGGCGCGGGTACACATCCAGGCGGGGACCGCGGCCGCTGGGACTGCCCCGCTCAAAATCGACTCCGGCTCGCTACTGACCACGCCAGAGGCGGGGGCGATAGAGGTCGCGGCGGGCGGATTGCTGACGTTCAGCCCGACGGCTGGATCTCGTGTTTCTGTAGCCGTGCGAGACGGAGCGGGGGACAACCTGTTCGCAAACGGCCTGGCAGAATTGGGGACCAACTACAATCTGTCGACCTATTCGACATACGACAACACATCGCGCCATGGGCCGGCGTTTTCACGATTTGGCGGAGGAGCTGGGGATACGTCGTCGGAGTTCATCCCGATCTCGCATCTGTCCGGAATCCGATTATCGGCTACGGTCGTAGTAGGTGACGACGACGGCGGAAACGTCGGAACTCCGGCAGGAACGTATGCCGGACTATCATTTTTCGATGAGGCTAGGCTTCCGATCGGGCCTCGGCACATATCGAAAAATCCGGGGGCGTCAGACACCACGCTTGCTGTAGATCTAGTTCCTGGCGCGACGACGATAACGCTGACCGACGCCACCGGGTGGGATAACGCCAGCGGATATATGCGCCATTTTGCATGGTGGCCCTACACATCTGGGTCTAAGTTATGGCCACCGTACACCTATACCAGAAACAATGACGTGGATAACGCTGGCACGTCGAGCGTTAACGGCGCGTGGGCGCAGGGCTCAGTTTTAGGAAATGTCATCGCGTTGTCGTCGGCATGGACAGGACCAACTCTTCCAGCCGGGACTCCTGTCAGGGCTACGCGCACGAACAGCGATTCATTTTACTCGGTCAACGGGACTATTTTTCCCGCAGGCAGGTCCGTATTTGATGGGGTTTTCGTTCGCGCTTCAGGGGAGGACTGGGACGCGGCGTCGGCGGGGTCATTCACGGCGAAAATCATTCCATCTGCGTCAATTGCTAGGTATGCGAAACTGTACTGGGGACCCGGCGGGTCTGGCACCAAATATCGGTTGACGAATATCAGCATAACCGGGTATGCATACCCAAATCGCGAGTCGGCGCAGGCCATCGGCGCGGCGTACAAAGCGCTGAGGCAGGGCTCTCTGCCCGCCGACGGCCTAGCCGTCCAAGGGCGACTAGGCGTCGGCACGTCATCCCCGGCTGCAGCGCTGCATATCATAGCTACAGCAGGGTTGCTGCGCGCAGCATACGATCCGTCGAATTATTTGACGGCGGAGGTGTCTTCGACTGGCGTAGCGACGATCACAACGGTCGGTACGGCGCCGGCGCTGGCCATTGCGGGTGACGTGCGGCTTGACAAAACGATAACGCCGGCCGGAACCACCGGAGCGCAGACGATCCCTAAACAAATGGGATCGGTCAACGTCGCCGCCGGGCAGTCCTCCGTCGTCGTCACCAATAGCCGCGTGACGGCGTCAAGCGTCATCATCGCGACCGTTGCCACGGCAGACGCGACGTTGAAATCGGTCGTCGCCGTCGCTGCCAGCGGCAGTTTCACGCTGACTGGGAACGCCGCCGCATCAGCGGAAACCAGAGTCAATTTCCTTGTCCTTAACTGAGGTCGCATATGCCCATAAACCGTGACGATTTCCTCTCTGAAACGGCCGTTCAAGTGACGACCGGCATAACAACGAATCATGGAGAGCTTTTTATCGACCCTGTCCAGAGAACAATGGTTCTCGTATTCGATGTCGTCCGGCAGTCCGTTTTTCATGATGGCCGGCGCATCGAAGAGCCGATCGGACAGGTGCGCTACAACCTGGCGGACGGAACCGGGAAGGTGACGTTTGAAACCTACAATCGGCGCACTGCGCAAGTGGTAGGCGCGCGCCCGGTCGATCTGCTTTCGCGCGACCTCATCAGCATCTTCTTCGGAGCGGCGAGAGCCGCGGGTCTAGTTCCGGCGCAGTAGAGCCGACCTGGCGGATGACGTCGCCCACGGTACTCAACCGCCCGCTTATCCAGCGCCGTAATCATGGCTACTTTTGACGACCCCGTTGCCCTCTTCGACGACCCGCGCGAGTGGTTCGACGGGGGCGTTGCTGGCCTGCTGCAGGACGTCCTCGCCCCGCTTGCCCCGTTCGCTGTCGGCGGCCTGTGGAATCTGCGCGCCGCGCAGAATACCCCGGCGCCCTACATCGTCTGGCAGCGCATTGTCGCCGTCGTCAACAACAGCACCAACGGCGCCAGCAATCTGCAGAATGTCCGCGTGCAGATCGACGCCTACGCGCCGGACGCCCTGACGGCCGCCACGCTGGGCGAATCCATCCAGATCGCCATGGCCGAGTCAGCGATCAACAACGTGTGTCTGTCCGCTCAGGACTTTTTCGAAGACGACACCCACCTTTACCGAGTCAGCCAGGATTTCTCCCTCTGGCTCACCTGATGCCCATCATCGACGGGCGACTACTCAAGGAGCATCAACATGCCATCCACTGCAATATCCGCACAGGGCAGCATCGTGCAAATCGCCACCGGCTCGGGTGGCGCGAAAACCATCACCGGTGTCGCCGTCGGCAACCCGACCATTCTCACCTCAGCGGCGCACGGCTTTTCCAATGGCGACGTCGTCACCTTCGCCGCGCTGACCGGCGCCGATGCCGCGCTGCTCAACGGACAGACGCTGGTCGTGCGCGACAAAACGACGAACACCTTTGCCGTGAGCGTCGACACCACCGGCAAGACGGTCACCGCCGGTTCGGGCACCGCGACGCCGGTCGCCTTCACGCAGATCAACAACATCAAGAGCTTTTCGGGGTTCGATGGCCAGGCCAGCGAACTCGACAAGACGAACATGTCGTCGACGGCGAAGGAGTTTTTGCTCGGATTGACCGACCCTGGGAACTTCCAGATCGACCTGGATCAGGACAACAGCGACGCCGGCCAGCAGGCCTTGGTGGCCGCCCAGATTTCCGGCGCCGCCAAGCTGTTCAAGCTGGTCCTCCCGAGCGGCGCCACGCCGACCGCCACGTTTACCGGCTACGTCAAATCGGTATCCTCGTCGGGCGGCGTCGACCAGATCGTCAAACGCGCCGCGCAAATCCGGATTTCCGGCGCGATCGCCTGGAGTTGATGACGACATGGCAATCCTCAACAAATCCGCGATCCTCGCCGCCGAAGATCTCAAAACCGAAACCGTAGCCGTTCCCGAATGGGGCGGCGAAGTGCGCGTGCGCACGCTCACCGGAACCGAGCGCGACGCCTTCGAGTCTGGCCTCGTGGCAGAAGACGGAAAGAAGCGAAATCTGGACAACCTGCGCGCGCGGCTGCTCGCGTTGGCGATCGTCGACGAACGCGGCGCGCGGCTGTTCAACGATGGCGACGCGGCGCTGCTCGGCGGCAAATCGGCTGCCGTCCTCGACCGGCTTTTCGATGTCGCCCAGCGGCTCAACGGGATCGGCAGCCAGGCCGAAGCCGCCATCGAAAAAAACTGAGCGCCAGGCATAGGCGGCGGCAGCTTTTCCGCCTGTGCCTGGCGCTCGGTTTCGTCCATCCGGACGCGCTGCTTGCCAGTCTCGACAGCCGGCAACTGGCCGAGTGGTACGCCTACCTGCAAATCGAGCCGATCGGCCAACTGCGCGAGGATTTTCGCGCCGGAATGATCTGCTCAACCGTCGCCAACTACGCCGGCCGACAACGCGCCGAAAACGCCGGACCGGCTCAGCCGGCCGACTTCATGCCGTCACTCGAAGCGCTGCCTCGGCCAACGGAAACCGCCGTCCTGATGGCCACGCCGGAAGAACAGGCGGATTTGATTCGCCACACGCTGTTTGGGGGAAATCATGGCTAACCTTGGTTCGCTCGTTGTCAGCCTCGAAGCCAACATCGCGCGCTTTGAGACCGATCTGACGAAAGCCGAAGCCGTGGCGAAAGGCGCTTTCGATCGCATCGCCAAAGCCGGTGACATCGCCGCCAGTGCCACCAAAGCCATCGGTCTGGCGATCATCGGCATTTCGGCCGGCGTCGGCTTGAACACCCTCGTTTCAAAGTTTCAGTCGGTGACTCAGTCCCTGGACGATCTGAAGGACATGAGCGAGAAAACCGGCGCCAGCGTCGAAAACCTATCGGCGATTGCCGGCGTCGCCAAGATCGTCGATCAAAGCATGGATCTGGTCGAAGCCGGCATAACGCGCCTGTCGAAGTCGCTCGCCGGTACGGACGACGAAGCCAAGGGCGCCGGGAAAGCGCTGGCCGATCTCGGCCTCTCCGCCGAGAAACTGCGCAGAATGGACAGCGCCGCCGCCTACAAGGAAATCGCCGACAGGCTGGCCGAATACCGCGATGGCATGGGCAAGACGGCACTGGTGCAGGATATCTTCGGCAAATCCGGCGCACAGCAGCTCCCCATCCTCAAAGCCCTGGCGGAAAACGGCGCCCTTGTCGCCAAGACCACCGGCGAGCAGGCCGACCAGGCCAGCGAGTACATTGAAACGCTGAATCGACTGACGGCCGCCAAAGACGCGCTGTACAAAGTCATCGCCGTGCAAGTGCTTCCCATCGTCTCCGATTTCATCAAGGTGCTGCTCGACGTCAAAAACGAAACCGGCGGCGTACAGCAGGCGGTCAAGAACCTGGCGGCCGATGGCTCAATCAAATCGTGGGCCGAAACCGGCGCCATGGCCGTCGCCCACGTGCTCGATCAGTTTCAGTTGATCAAGGCGGTTGCGATCGAAGTCGCCACGCCTATCGAGCGCATTGGGCGCAACATCTACACCGTGGGCGCGCTGGCCGGCATCGCCGTTTCCGGATCGCTCGACGAGAAGAAGCAGGCGTTCGCGACGCTGCAGGCAGAAAACGAGAAATACTTCGCGGGCCTCGATGCGCGCCTGGCGAAAAACCGAGAGCCAGTGTCGCTCTACTCGGACCGCCTGCGCACGATGCTCGGCACCTCGGCGCAGGAAGCCAAAGACCGCGCGGCGAAGGAAGCGAAAAAGCCGACGCTCGACGGCTACACCTCGCGCGCTCCGACGGAAAAGGCCATAAAGTTGGTCGGCGAGAAATCCAGCCCGTTTGACGCCTATGTCAAATCGCTCGACACGATGCTGCAAAAGCTGAACGAGTCCGAATTTGCCGCTATGCAACTACGGCTCGAACAGCTCGCCGGCGCCGAGGCCATCAACCGGAATTCGCCGCGCTACACCGAAGCGGCCGAGAAAATCGAGCGCTACCACGAAGCGCTCGACCAGCAGCAGATCGAACAGTATGCGGAATCCGTTCGCCGCATGTCGCAGGAGTACCAATTCCAGACGGCCATCATGGGCGAAACCGTCGATGAGCAAAACCGCCTGGTGATCGCTCACCAAAACGCGCAGCAAGTGGAAGATCTGATCTTCCGTGCGCAGCAGGCGCACCGGCCGTTATCGCTGGCCGCGCAGAACGAACTGCGCGCGGCCTCAAGCGAAACCACGGCCGCGATGCTGCGCGACTACGAGACCCGCCGCGCCGCGGACGAGGATTGGCGCAACGGCGCCGTTCGCGCCTATGACGATTACATGGAAAAGGCGCGCAATGCCTCTAAGACCACCGAGGACCTGTTCACCAACGCCTATCAAAGCATCGAAGGCGCAATGGCCGATTTTCTCTTCAACCCATTCGATAAAGGGGTTAAGGGAATGCTGGCAGGTTTCGGCGTGATCGTCCAGAAAATGATTGCGCAAGCGGTGGCGGCGGACCTCGCCAATCGGCTGATCGGTACGGTCGGCACGCCGAAAAACGGCGGGCTGCTGTCCCTCCTCCTGAACGGATTCGGGGGATCGCCGACGATGTCCGGCGCCGGCAGCGCTACCGAAAACTGGATCGACTCCGGAGGCCTCGCCAATGGCGCGGTTTCGCTGCTCTCGAAGGTCGCCGGCCTGTTCGGATTCGCCAGCGGCACCGACTACGTCCCGCGCGACATGCTCGCCGTCGTCCACCAGGGCGAAAAGATCATCCCGGCAGGGAAAAACAACGGCGCTTCCGAGCAGCAGGTCAACCACATCACCATCAACCTGAGCGGCGCGGGCGGCAGCGCCGCCGACATGCGCCGGTCGTCCGGGCAAATCGCCCGTGAAGTGGCCGCCGCGATAAAGGGGACCGCGCGCTATGCCTGAATTCCTCGAGGAGCGCCTGCCGGTGGACGTCCGACTCGGCATGTCTTACTCCGACGCCTACGCCGTGCAAATCACCAGAACCGCCGGCGGCGCCGAGTACCGCAGACTGGTTCAGCCGTTCCCCGTGCGCTCGTTTCACATCAATTTCACCAGCGATCAGGCCGACCTGTGGGCGCGCGTCCTCGCGCTCTACCACCGGGCCTATGGCCGGTTCGCCGGTTTCCGCGTCAAATGCCTCGACGATTTCAGCACGAACGCCCTGACCGGCACGCCGACGCCGATGGACAGGGTACTGGCCAATACCGCCAGCGGAATCTACCAACTGCGGACCTACTACGGCACCAACGGCAGCGCGTTGCCGAGTATCGGTTATCCGGTGCGCAACCTCTACAAACCGGTCGCCGGCAGCGTCCTCGTTGCCAAAAACGGCGTGACGATCAATTCCGGACTGGCGATCGACACGACAACCGGACGCGTCACGATCACCCCGGCGCCGCTGATCACCGACACTATCACCGCCGGCTGCTATTTCGATATCCCCTGCCGATTCGATTCTGAAATCGAACTCACCGCCCTTTCCCCGTCGGTCCGCGATTGCGGATCGATCGACCTGATCGAGCTATTGAACCCATGAAGCCCGTCGTCGCCGACTACCGCTATCGCGTGCTCTGCGTGCGCATCGTGCCTATCGTGGGTAGCCCGATCTACCTCACCGACCACCCGCGCGACATCATCATGTCCGGGCACACGTACCTGTCGACTGCCGGCTACCAGTTCACCGGCGTGTCCGCAACCGACGGTTTCAGCCCCTCTGCGATCGACCTCGAAGGCATTGCCGGCGCCTCGGGGATCAGCCGCGCCACCGTCGCCAGCGGGATTTTCGACGGCGCGCGGGTGTACGGATTTGCCACCTCCTGGCGTGCGCCGGTTGAAGACGAAGAGCCGATCACCGCCGGCGTTTTCGGCAAAACCACGCTGCGCGATGAGCGCTACGTCATCGATGGCGTGTCCCTGATCGATGCGCTCAATCAGACCGTCGGCGACGTGTACGGCGCGCAGTGCCCGAAGGTTTTCTGCGGCACAGAGTACGCCGGTTGCGGCGTCTCGCTGGCGGCGAACACCGTCACCGGAACGCTGACTGCCGTCACCAGCGCCTCGCTTTTCCGCGACGCAACGCGAACCGAACCGGCAGACACCTTCGGCGCCGGAACGATTCGATTCACCTCTGGCCAAAACGCCGGTCTGAAGCCGATCGAAATCAAGGCGCACGCGGCGGACGGCACCATCGAGACCTTCGAGCCCTTCTACTACCCGCCGCAGATTGGCGACACCTACAGCATGGTGCGGGGATGCCGCAAACGCCTGGCCGATTGTCAGAACCGCTGGAATGGCACGGCGACGTTTTCCAACGTCGCCAATTTCGGGGGCTTCCCGTGGATTCCCACGCACAGCACCTATGCGCAGATCGGGCAGGGCGGCGCATGACGGCCGAAGACATCATCACGGCCGCCCGGCAGTGCCTCGGCACGCCGTTTCGGCACCAGGGGCGAATCGCGTCCTTCGGGCTCGACTGCGCCGGCGTTGCGATTCACGTCGCCCGCCAGATCGGCGCCGGGCATCTCGATGTCTCCGGCTACGGCCGCACCCCTGCACAGGGCCAGCTCGAGCGATCGCTTGACAGCCAGCCCTGCCTGCAGCGCGTCGCGCGCATCGAGGATCGCCAGCCGGGCGACCTGCTGCTGATGCGGTTCACGGCAGAACCGCAGCACCTCGCCTTCCTCACGCACGACGGAACGATCGTGCACGCCTACGAGGCAGCCGGTATGTGCTGTGAACACCGCCTGGCCGATGTGTGGGTGTCGCGCATCGTGCGCGTCTACCGGTTTAGAGGCCTCGCATGAGCAGCGGCGGGCAGATTCTCGGCGGCGTCGCCGGCGCCATCATCGGGTTTTTCGCAGGAGGCGGACCACAGGGCTCGTGGTATGGCGCGCTGTACGGCGCGCAGATCGGAATGTTGGCTGGCGGCGCGCTCGACCCCCCAAAAGGGCCGACCATCAACGGCCCGCGGCTCACCGATCTGACCGTACAAGGCAGCACCTACGGTGCCGTCATCCCCCGCGCGTACGGCACCGTCACCGTCACCGGGAACCTCATCTGGCTGGAAAACAACCGCCTGAAGGAAACGGTCACCAAGAAAAAGTCGGGCGGAAAGGGCGGCGGCGCGGTATCGACCACGCGCACCTACACCTACTCGGCGACATTTGCGGTGGGCCTGTGCAAAGGCCCGATCTTTGGCGCTCGCCGGATCTGGGTCGGCGCCGACCTGATCTACGACGCCGGGTCGGACGACCACGCCGCCATCATCGCCAGCAACCAAGCCGCGGAGGGGTTCACGCTCTACACCGGGACGGACACCCAAGAACCAGACCCGCGCCTGCAGGCAACCCTCGGTGTCGCGAACACCCCCGCTTGGCGCGGGCTGGCCTACATCGTGTTCTACGATCTCCCATTGGCACGCTACTCGAATAGCCTGCTCGGTGCGCAAGTGCGCGTCGAAGTCGTCACCCTCGGCGCGATCGCGCCGCGCGTGTCGACAGGAAACGTCCCCGCCGCCGGTGGGCAAAGCCAGTGGAAACCCGCTTTTGCCGAGTGGGGCGGCGTCGCTATCAGCCAAACGCCGAGCCCGACCGACAAGTATCTGCACACTACAGATGGGCTATCGTGGTCCGTGCGGGCCTTTCCCGTAGCAGGATTTTGGCGGTCGGTTCACGGCTACGGTAGACAAGTGTGCGCGCTTTCGTATTCGCCGACACGTGTGGTGATCACCGACGATGGTGAAACCTGGTCGGTGCACAGCATATCCTATAGAAACGGCCCGATCACGCATAACGGCGCCGTGTGGTGCGTGGCCTCGTCCGGCGCGGTCACAATCTCTGCGGACGGTGGGGAGACCTGGGTTGACCGAGCATTGCCGTCCTCTCTCTCAAGCGTCTCATGCTGTATTGCCCATAACGCCCGCATTCTGATCGCGGGAACCAATAGCAGCATTTATTTTACGTCTGATGATGATGGCCAGACGTTTACCCAGCGCGCGTTCCCATTCGGTACCAACACCGGCCTGCTCTCCGCAGCGTCGAATGGGTCAATCATCGTCGGCATTGTAGGAAACGCAGCGACTAGCTATTCAATTAGCACCGACGGTGGAATAACGTGGAGTTCCCCTGCCGTTATCGTGCAAAACACAGCGTTCTGGCAGGTCATGCGCTACGGAAACGGGGTTTTTTTCGTCAGCAGCGGAAACAATTTCGCGATTTCTCCCGACGGGACATCGTGGTCGTTCTCCAGCGTACCCGCAACGGCAGGCGTGTGGTATGGGGAAGAAACAACGGCGTTCTCTGGCGCGGTATTTTCTACCGTTCCGACCAACGATGGCGATGTCTGCTACACCGTCAGCCTGGGCGTCACCAGCACTGACGACACGCTGGCTGCAGTCGTCGGCGCAGAATGCGGCCTGGCCGGTCTTGCGGCGTCGGATATCGACGCGGGCGCGCTGACGTCAACCCTCCGTGGCTACAGAGTCGCCACCATCGGCGCCATCCGCGGCGCGCTGGAGCCGCTACAGGCCGTGTGGCCCTTCGATCTGCGTCAGCACGGCTATGTCGTCCAGTTTTTCCCGCGGGGTGGCGCGTCGGTCGCGACGATACCGGAAGACGATCTCGACGCACGCCCGGCCGGCCAGCCCGCCGGCGTGCGCATCACCACAGCGCGGGAAATTGACGCGCAACTGCCGCGGCGCGTGACCGTTCGGCATCTCGATCGAGATCGAGAGTACGACACCGGTGCCCAGTACGCCGAGCGACTCAACAGCTCTGCGGTCAACGAGCGCGTCCTCGATCTATCCGTCGTGCTCACATCGACTGAGGCCGCCCGTGTGGCCGAGGTCCTCCTCTACCTCTACTGGCGCGAGCGCTACGACGTGGCGTTTACCCTGCCGCCCACCTACGCGCACCTCGAACCGGGCGACACGATCACCCTGGAAACCGCAGCGGACGGCGATATGCGGCTACGCCTGACCGCGGTGCACTACACCAGCGAGGGGCTGCTGGAATGCACAGCCCGATACGCCGACGCGGCGATATACACCTCATCGGCAGTCGGCTCCTCCTCCGCCGTCACAGGAAGCGGCACCGTCCGCCCCATCGTCTCCTCGTCCTATGTGCTGCTCGACGTCCCGACAGTGAGCAGCGCGCAGTCGGGGCCGTCGTTCCTGGCCGCCATGTCGGGCGCCAGCGGATGGCCGGGCGGCGTACTGATGCAATCGACAGACGCCGGCGGAACGTGGGAAGTCCTGCGCGATTTCTCGGCGCCCGGCGCGACGCTCGGCGCCTGTGAAAACGCCCTTGTCGCCGTCGAGCCCCGATTGGTCGACCACACCGGCGTCCTTACCGTCAACCTGCGCCAGGGCGCGCTGTACAGCGTCAGTCGCCTGGCCATGCTCGGCGGCGCCAACGCCTGCGCCTACGGCGCGCCCGGCCGATGGGAGATCATCGCCGCGCAGACCATCACCCCGCTCGGCGGTACGCGGTACGCACTGCAGGACATGCTGCGAGGTCTCGCCGGTACAGAGTGGGCCATGGGGCTGCACGCACCGGGTGACACGCTGCTGCTTCTCGATCCGGCCGACGTGGCCGTTATCGAGGCCGCCACGGCCGATATCGGCCGCCCCTACCTCTACAGAGGAATCACGCTCGGCCGCGACATCGGCACCGACACCGATCGACAGTTCACCTACCATGGAGTGAACCTCAAACCGCTGTCCCCGATCGCGCTCAACGGCAGCCGGCATCCAACCACGGGCGATTGGTCCCTGACGTGGGTGCGCCGCACTCGCGCCGGTGGAGAATGGCGCGATTTCGTCGACGCAGCGCTGTCCGAATCGTCCGAGCAGTACATCGTCGAAATCTACGCTGACGCCGGGTACAACACCGTCAAACGACGCATCACGGCGAGTACGCCGTCGTGTGCGTACCCCAGCGCCCAACAGGTGGCCGATTTCGGATCAAATCGCACGACGCTCTACCTGAAAATTTACCAAGTCTCTGCGGATGTTGGGCTCGGGTATCCGCTCACCACTACCATCACGAGGTAACGCTGATGTCGAACAGCACACAATTTCTCGACCTGATAGCCGTCGCACAGGCGTCCAAGGAAATCACGGCAAACGCCTTGTTCGACGCCATGAGCCCCGCGGCCATTTTCGGACGACGGGAGGCCGGCTGCTCAGGGCTGACCTGGGCGTACTATGGCGGATGGATGTACACCACCGGTGGCACCATCCAGCAAATCCAGAATGGCAC